TTTACGGGGGCTGTCCTTCTCCCATTTAAGGCCAAAAGGCGTGGATTCATCGCCAAATTTCAGATACTGCTCCTCCCCACAGTGCGGGCAGGGCACATAAAAACGCATGAAATGCGCCGACTCGTTGGCCGCTTTTTCGATCTGGCAGGAACCTTTTATTTTAGGCGTCGAGCCGCGAATGGATTTTGGCCATACAGAGCCCTCAATACGCTTATCCCCCAGCAGGGTTGGCGAGCCCTCTTTTTCAACATCCGGCTCGAACGAGGAAAGTTCGTCATAGCAGACCACATCCACGGATTTTTCACGGTAGTTTTTGGCGGCAGCGCCGCCCAGGCACCAGAAACCCACACCCGATGAAAAGCGTTTCAGCGTGAGAGTATTGTCACGATGTTTACGACCCAGCCACGGGGAAAGATCTTTCAGGCATGGCACGTCCCGAATCGTCGCCTCCACGTGAGACTTCATAAAATCTTCAGCGGCAGAATCCGTGGGCTGAAAAAGCAGACTGTTTCGGGATTTATGCTCAATAAAATACCCGACCACCCCCAGCAACATCTTTGTATAGCCAACACGGGCAGATTTAATCAGATTAACAGTGCGGATCTGATCATTCCCCATGCTGTTCATGATGGCGATCTGGAATGGCAGCGTTTTCCATTCTCCGTCACCGTATGAGGAGTCTTTAGGCAAATAATAATTTTGATCAGCCCATTCAACTGCCGTCATCGGTACAACTCTGACCAGAGGCTGCAGCGCAACCGAAACGGCAGCCATCATATTATTCAGTTGTTGCTCTGATATATTCATCGAGTAAATCCGGTAATTTATCCCCTGCCCGCGCACACTGATTTGCGCCCTTTGCAATAAGGGTTTTCAGATGGTCAATATGACGTGGCGTTAAATCCGGGAACTGTCGCTGCATGGATAACGGAATGGAATCAAGCGTACTGGACAATGCCATCGCCAGTTTGCTGAGGGCGAAAACGCAGAAGTCTGAATCGATGAGCTTACCTTCGGTTACCTGATTTTTAAGTTTTTGAGCTACAGCCTGTTCTTCTGTCAGTTCAGCTCTGGCCCGAAGCAGCCTTTCCTCCAGTTCTCCCCCGTCATCAGGTGTTCTCTGATTGTGTTGTCGCCGCTCGCGATCTATCTCCAGTACAGTTTTAACGTCATATAAAACTTCCCTCCCCCGACGTTCAACAGGAGGAACGCCCCATTTATCAAATGCCTGAACAGAGATACCGATGGAGGAGGCCATATCACTTTTATTCAATAAAAAGGCCATCTCCTCTCCATAAGTCATCGATAAAAAGCGAAACAACAACCATGTGTTTTTGCAAAACCATTTGATATCATTGACATTTTTCGCATTGACGACATCAAAACACATCGTAAGGTTGTTGTATTGATTTTATTTTCACCTTACTTATCAATTAGATATACCAAACAATTAAACAACAACCCCCCCCCTCAAAAAATCTCATAAATAGTGAAAACGCGCGAGGTCGCCGCCCCGTAACGGGTCCATATGCCGGAAAGGACCCGAGAAAATGATAATGGTTATCAGTTGCAACAAATCCAGTTTCTTCCACCATCGCACCGGACAGGCGACTATGAGGGGACAACGCCGCGCTCCGTTAACGCGGTAAACCCCGGTGTGTATCGTTTTTGATTATCCCCGCACACTCTCGCAGAGGAGTCTCCCTGTCGGGCTGCGGTCTCTGTTAATACGGGAATACGGCGACGATACGGCGCATCAGCAAAACTTATTTCAGGCACTGAGTGCGGATATATTCCTGCGCCCCTTCCAGCTGCTTCTGCATCATCATCAACCGCTCTCTGAGGGTGAAATAATCCCGTTCAACTGTGTCTGCCAGTCGGGGGCCGGTTGCATTATCCACGCCGGAGGTGGTGGGGGCTTCACGCACGGAGCCTGGACAGGTGGCGTTGATCCGCAGGCGCTTACGACCAGCGGCAACATCAGCACGCAGAGTTTCATTTTCAGCTCTCGCATCGGCTAATTCCCTCGAGTATTTTGCATCGAGCGCAGCAACATCGCGCTGGCGCTGCTGCATATCAGTAATGGTTGCGTTTGCCAGCTCCAGCTCTCTGGCTTTTTTATCGCGCTGCTCTTTGTAGGTGATGGCGTTATCGCGGTAATGATTCAGCCCCAGACTAAGCGCACCACAGGCCACCAGCAGGGCAATGATGACCACACACAGAACGCGGTTCATTTCACCACCAGCGTATCTGACCGATGAAATAACCGGAGGCCATAATCACAAACACCAGCCAGATAAGGATGAACTTCCAGGTGGATAATTTTTCAGCCATCACTCAAATCTCCCGAATCAGTTTGCTAAAATCAAACACACTTTCTCCTTTGACTTTTCCGGAGTCAGGAAACACAAAACCCCACCTGCTGCTAACAAACGGGTTTTTTACTTTTATTCACTTAGGTTTTGCCAGTTCGCAGGATTTCGTGTTATCCGTCCGCGTTGGCCAACGTCATTTTTCAGCAAAATATTCTGCTTATCTGTCGATTCCCCAGCACGCCAGCGCGCTCTCCTGGTCACGACGGGATACCTGACCATAACAGTTATTTGAGCGAATACGGCAGTCTCTGCCCCGTCCTTAATCCACCAGCGAATCGCTTCACACGCTCCCCTGCGATCTCCTGCATTAATTCGTTTATAAAACGTCGACGGGAAACACTTACCCGGGCCAATGTTGTAAGGACAGAATGACGCAATACCCGCTTTCTGGGGTTCAGTCAGTGGCACTTTGATGTTTTTCTCCACCCATGCCAGCGCCTTATCACGCTCAATGGCGTTAACCCGGTCGCATTTCCCCTTCGACAGCTTCATGCCAGGAATAACAGGCTTACCATCCACCCGGGTGGCTCCACGGCAGATGGTCCAGATACCCGCACCATCACGGTATGCCGTAGTGTGGTTACCTTCTTTTTCGTCAAGAAACTGGTCGAGGATTTCAGGCGCAGAAGCCCCTGCGGCAATCAACGCCAGAACGGCAGCCGACAGGCCGTATTTGATTTTTGTGTTCATGGATATATTAAATATTCAGCCGCTGTCCCAGGCCCACTAAATACGCACTTTCAGATAAGTCAGTCCGGGATGAAGCCAGTAAGCCGGCACTTTTTTAAAGGGCGGATGATCAAAATCACGAAGAAGTGCCTCCCGCACAACTGAATCCTTGTCCGCACCACTGGCCAGCGCTTCAATCTCAGCGGCTACCTGCAGATACCCCATGCAACGACCAATGCGCTGCATCAGCCCCTGTTTTTTATTGTTCTTCAGGTAATCAATGGCAAATTCAATGAGCTCCTCACTGTGCTGGTGCGATGGAGGTGTTACTTTCCATTTTCTGAGATGGTTATTTTCACACCATCACCGGATACAACAAAGGATGGCCGGTTACACTCCCATTCCAGCTCACTGAAATTATCATTATGAATACTGAAACACTCTGCGAGATTTCTGCTCATCACTTTCCGACAATAATCGTCAAACGCAGCAAACTGCTCATCGTCGGCGTTTTTTTCATCTTCAGAAGGCATCAGCGTCGTACTAGTTTTTTATTCAGTTCAGCAATTTCATTTTCCAGGCGACTGAAGCGCTGATTCATTTCTTCATGGTTCATTATTCACTCTCCCCGGGCGGCCTTACGCCGGTCCTCTTTGATTTTGAAATACAGGTTCGTCAGATATGTCAGCAGCCCAAACAGCAGACTCCCTAGCACGCCTATTGCCGCCCACTGAGACGGGGAAACCCTGTCCAGCAACTGCAGGAACCAGTAGCCCGTTCCCACCGCTGACGTGGTGTATGACACACCTGTTGTGATTTTTTCCATCTGGTACATACCCCGTCTCCCGCAATCCGGAAGCTCACAACAATATAAAGACCACCGGCACACACCGATGGTCCCTTGCGCATGCTTACATCATCATGTCGCTGTCAGGTGTGGGTTCACCGCTATCTGAAGCACTCCCCTCACCCGCGATGCCTTCCGGCTCCGGAGCTGCCGGTGCGCCCAGCAGTTCATCCAGAATGGCATCCACTTCTGCATCAAGACGCGCTTCCAGGTTATGGCGAAGTTTCTGTTTCAGTGCGCTCAGGACTTCTTCAGAGCGCAGGACTTCCTTCACTGCCTCTGCAGTGACCAGGGATGTAATTCTGACATGGGATTTTCTCGTTGA